GATTTCCCTCCATGATGCATGGTGGCCCAACATGGCATGGGTTGATCGGCGAGACGAACTCTTTCGACGAGGACTCGGATTGGAACAAAGTCTTGGAGGAAAAATGGCTGATCGACAAACCGTTGCCCGAGACCTGGGACTACTTCATTCAGCCCGGTGCGAGAGAGCCCGACGCCGAGAACAGAGAGAATCTGACAGCCGGGTATTACGAGGATCTGATCGAGACGAACTCGGCGGCTTGGGTGGAACAATATGTGGACAATATCGTCGCACCAAGTCTTTCTGGTGAGGCTGTTTTTCGATCCAACTTCAAACGCTCCTGGCACGTCGCCAAGGAAGTGATCCCGCCGGTTCCAGGCATGATCGTGGTGATAGGCATGGACTTCGGCCGCCACCCCGCGGCGGTTCTCGGGCAGATGGACCCGAAGGGCCGGATCATCGTGCTCGATGACTTCTACGGCGACAACATGGGCGTCGAGCAGTTCGTGACCACGATCTTGCGCCCGGCGCTGATGACCCCGAAATACGCTCGCTTGCCGATGGGCGTGGTCGGAGACCCCTCGGGCATGGCCAGGGGACAGATTGGCGAGGAGCACGTGTTCGAGGCGCTGAGCCGCTTGGGCTTCGCCCGCCAACCGGCGCAGACCAACCTGATCGATCCGAGACTCCGGGCCGTAGATAAGGTGCTCCAACAGTCACGAGACGGTGGTCCTGCGTTGTTGATTAGTCCTACGTGCACACGCTTGATACCAGCGTTGGCTTCTAAGTACAGATTTGACAAGAAGAAGGATGGTGAGCTACAACCATCCCCAGCGAAGACCCACCCGTGGAGTGATATCGCCGACGCCTTCCAGTACATGGTGCTGGGTTTCTCTGGTAACATAATGTCCCGGCTCATGCGCGTGCGGCGCAGCGCCGAAACTCGGCCGGTGAACCCGGCGGCTTGGACATAACGCAGGTGCTGTGAAATGGCTGGTATCCCGCCTCCCCCGACTTCAACGCTCGATACCAACTCGAACTCCAACGGGCCGACGCCAGGCATGGCGATGGGCGCCAACCTCGGCAACTCCGCTCGCGCGCCGAGCACCGGCCAGGGCGTCTACCTCGCCAGCGACCTGAACAAGATTGCACCCATGAAGCACCAGGGCCGCGGGCTCATGCGTGTGGTGGGCAACGACGAGATGGCGGCGGCCGACAAGAAGTCGCAGTCGCTCGCGAACCTGGGCGAAGAGGTGATGACCGAACTCGCCAAGCACGTGCGCGATCGGTTCGAGAAGGCAGTGCGTCACCGCCGCACGATCTTCGTTGACGACCAGCTCATCGCCGCGATGCGCGCCTACAACGGCCAGTACGATCCTGCGAAGCTCTCCGAGATCCGCGCGATGGGCGGCAGCGAAGTGTACTCGCGCCAGATGACGATGAAGTGCCGTGGCGCGACCGCGCTCCTGCGCAACGTGTACATGAATTCCGATCGGCCGTGGACGCTTCAGCCCACTGCCGATCCGACGATCCCCGATTCGATCGACCTGAAAATCAAGGCTTTGATCGTCGCTGAAGTCCAGCACGTGAACGCGCAGGGACAGAAAGTCACGAAGGACCAGATCACTGCGCGCGAGAAGGTGCTGTACGAAGCTGCGAAGCTGAACGAGCGTCGCAAGGCCGCCTCCGAGGCAGTCGAGGCGCAGCGGAAAATCGATGAGATCCTGGAAGTCGGCAACTTCTACAAGGCGCTGTCCGAGTTCCTGTCTGACCTTCCGGTGTACAAATATGCCGTCATGAAAGGCCCGACCACGCGCAAGCACAGCTCGCTGAAGTGGAAGCGCGGCGGTGGCATGGAGAAGCACGAAGAGGCGCGATTTTTCTGGGATCGCGTATCCCCATGGGATATCTGGTTCTCGCCGGGCGCGACCGACATCATGGGCACCGAAGTGTTCGAGCGCCAACGGCTCACTGTGAACGACTTCTACAACATGATCGGATTGCCGGTGTACCGTGAAGACGACATTCGAGCCATTATCCAATCCTATGAGACTCGCGGATTCAAAGAATGGATCCAAATTTTCGACTACGAGCGAGCCTTCCTGGAAGGACGCAATAACGTCCTTGACGATTCCTATATCAATGCCATTGAGTTCAACGGTTACATTCTCGGCCGATATCTCAAGCAGTACGGTATCCCTGGGATTGACGATCCGCTTAAGCCATATTTTGTGACCTGTTGGATGGTGGACAAGAAAATTTTCAAGGTAATGATGAACCCGAGCCCGCGCCAGCGCGTGCCGTACTATATCACTTCGTTCGATGTGCAGCCCGGTTCGCTGTATGGCAACGGTATCCCCGGCCTTGCGAACGACTTAACCGATGTGATTAACGCTTGCTTGCGCGCGGTGGTGAACAACATCGCAATTGCCTCTGGTCCGCAAGTGGTTTACAATGAGGAGCTGATCTCGCCGAATCAGTCCGACAGGCTGTATCCATGGAAACCATGGCGCTTCATCGGCGATCCTGCGATGCCGAATTCGAAGCCTGTCGAGTTTTACCAGCCGACTGACAACAGCGCGGCTGTGATGCAGGTGATGGAGAAATTCAGCACCATGCTCGATGACGTGTCCACGATCCCGCGGTACCTGACTGGCGGCGGCGCCAACTCCGGCGCGGGGCGCACGGCCTCCGGTCTCTCGATGCTGATCAACAACGCTAACAAGACCTTGCAGAACGTTGCGGACAACATCGACAACCAGATCTTCGAGCCCTGTATCCAGATGCTCTACGATTTCATCATGCTCACCGACAAGACCGGGATGCTTCGCGGTGATGAAAACATCATCGTCGATGGCGTGCGCCAGGCCGCGAAGCAGGAGCAGGATCTCACAAAGCAGCTCCAGTTCTTGCAGCTCGTCAACAACCCCAACTATCAGGCGATGCTCGGTCCGAGCGAGATGGGTGTGGTGTTGCAGTCGATCGCAGACAACCTGGGGCTGGAGATCAACGTCAAGCAGACGGATGCTATCCCTGGCGGCGGTGCGCCCCCGGCGCCTCCGACTCCGCCACCCCCGCCTCCTCCGCCGCACGTGAGCGTCCAATTCAAGGGCAGCATGCCCGCGGGCGCAACTCCGGCGAATCTCAATGGTACCGGCGGCCAGGGCGGCCCGAATCCGTCTGGAGACAAGACCCCAGCACCAAGCGGCGCGGCGCCCCCCGGCGCAGGCGGTCAGCAGGGCGTGATGCCCGCCCCCGGTGTCGAGCCGGTGAACAATTTCCGTCCTGTTGCATAGGAACTGCCAACACCGTATTATGTCCAATATCTGTCAGGAGCCCACATGAGCCAGACCAACAAGACGAAGCAGTCGAAAGACCCCAAAAAGGGTAAGACCCCCGCGCCCAGTGGCCAGGGTGGTTTTCGTAACAAGGCGATGGAACACAAGCGGTAAGCATATGGCCACCAAGATCAAAGCTCGTACTGGAATTTACTCGGGTCAGCCGAGCGGCATCAGCGTGGTGTCGGCGCCGCTGGATATGCACCAGCAGAAGGAAAACAAAAAGCGCTCGGCTCAGTTCGGTGTCGTCACCGACGAACCATGCGGCACGACCTTCGAACATGCGGGTACGCATATCGAGCAGTGGACCGGCCTCGGCGACCGCGCCGCGGGTGGCCAAACCAAGAAGCCCGATCGCTTCGGCGTCGAGACGAAGGAACCGCAAGGCGAGACCTTCATGGGCAATCGCACGCACGTCGATCAGCCGAGCGCTGATGTGAAAGTGATGGAAGTCAAGACCATCAGCGAAACGCATGCGCTGTACCGGCCCGCGAAGACGAGCTTGGACAAGGACATGGTTGGTGATGTGCCAGTCGGTCGCAGTTCACCCAAGAAGGGCCGCACTGGCAAGGGCGCGGAGAAGGGCGGCTATGGCGTCTAAGAACAAACTATTCGGCGTCACCCCCTTTTCACCGACCGAAGTGACATTCGATTCGGATGAAGGATCGTTCGCAGGCGCGAGCAACACCAAGGTGAAGGCTCGCTTCGGCATTGAGTGCAACGAGCCCAACGGTGCGACGTTCGAGGAGACTTGCTCCCCGGTCGCATCCATGCCGGTACCGGCGGAGAAGTAACATGGTTGTCGGCGTATCTGAATCTTCGAAGCCGGGTCCGCACACTGCGATGGTGCAGTCGAAGGACTCGAAGCAAGTGAAGGCCGTGTTCCTGAACACGTTGGGACAAGCCGCGGACATCGCTAAGGCGCCGGTCTCGCGTGTGTACACGAAGGACTACGGCAAGGTGCAGGAGAAGGGCGACACCGATGGCGTCACTCCGTACCTCGGCAACCCGTTGCGCTGGTAATGGCAACACGGGACGAAATGGAACAGGCGCTCGCCCAGACCGGGGGAGCGCCTTTTTTTGGGAATTTCATGAAGACGTTAGAGGCGAGACGGACGGATGTTATCGAGAAACTTCTTCAGGCGCCGGAGGGGCAGGGTGACTTGCTCCGCGGCGAAGCCCGCGCATACGACTACATCATCAAAGCCCACAAGAGAGCCCAGACCAAATGAGCGACAAAATCAGTCCGAACGTCCCCGCCCAGGCCCGCAAGCAGATCCGTGAGGCCAATCGCCTCATCAGTGAACTCAATGCCAAGCCCGGCGCGCAACCGGCGCCAGCGGCTCCTACGCAGCCCGCAGCGGCTCCGGCGAACCTCCCGAGCATCGATCTGAAGCAGCCGACTCGCTTCGTCCCGGCGTCGAGCCAGAATGCCCCGGCCGCCCCCGCTCCGGCGCCGACCGTCGCCGCGCAGCCCCCCGCTCCGGATCCTCTCGCTGTCTCCGAGCACAAATACAACGTGCTTCAGGGCAAATACAACACCGAGACTTCGCGCTTGCTCGGCGCCGCTCAAGCGCTTCAGGACGAGAACAACCGGCTCATGCGCCGTCTCGCGGAGCAGCCGACTCAGCAGCAACCGGCCGCGGTCCGCCCCGAGGATCAGTTCGATCTCTCCAGCGTCACTGCCAAGGAGCGTGAGGAGTACGGCGAGGAGCTGGTGCAGCTCATGGCTCGCATCGCCAAGGCCAACAGCGGTGCGCAGATCGCTGCACTCCAGCGCGAGCTTCAGCAGATGCGTGGACAGGTTCAGCAGACGGCCCAGGCGACACAAGGCGCCGCCCAGGATCGTATCTATCAGGCACTCGACGCATGGAATACTCAGTGGCGCGTGATCAACGTGTCGCAAGAATTCCTTGACTGGCTCGAAGTACCTGACATAATCTCAGGACTTGCCCGGAAGACGGGCCTGTTGAACGCCTTCGAGACCGGCAACGCGCAGCGGGTTGTCGCAATCTTTCAGGCGTATGTGAAGGAAGACTCTCAGAGTGGATCAGGATCCGCACCGGCCCCGGCCCAGCCGCAGCTCGATGTGAACACCCTGATCGCCCCCGGACAGCCGAGGGGTGGCGCTGGGGAAGCTCCTAATAGTCAGGGTAAAAGGCTTTGGTCTGAAAACGAGATCGATGAGTTTTACTCCCGCGTGCAACGTAACCGGATCAGCCCCGACGAAAAGAAAGCGACGGAAGCT